GATTATATCCCTACTGTTAGTTGAGTTAGAATCTCGTTATCGTGTTATCTTGCACTATTGCAGATTCGTCTTCGACAATCTGTTTAAAATGTGTAAGACCACTTTACGTGATTACTATGTTCTACAGGTGAGCTAATATGAAATATGCTTATCGTCCAATGCACTTTGATGGATTTTCGAATTCATTACTCGTGTAATTGGACTTTAGTATATTCTCTTTTACAACTTGCTCAGGTTTTTCTTCCTCTTTCTGTCTAAAGAGGTTAAAATGTAATGACACCCAAACCTGCAACTATGAGTTTATCGTAGTTGTACTGTACTTGATGCAGTACCCATCACCGATTTATCGGTATTTTTACTCTTTTAGAGTACGATTTTGTGCGTTTCTATGAAAATGCACATCCCCCCCGGTCTACGGACCAACTGGTATGTATGTATACCAGGTTGCCTAACCCGCTTCAAAAACCAATCATACTGTCAGTATCTGATCTCGAACTTCAAGTCGTGAGAAGTTGACTGCTCTACTGGCGTTTTTAGCATAGAGGCTCTTCGGACCTCTTGGCCGCTTTTGGCTATGGGAAGTAATGCTACCAAACGACACCTCTCCGGATGGAGATTCACGGTTAATAGTTCTTATTCCGTGTCTTATCAAATGAACTGCGAATCAAAACAATTTTCAAAAGTCTGGTGCAGCTACAAATGCACCACAACCCATTCCACAAGTCTATACCCACGTTTTGGCGTGTGAGGAAGACTTGATGAAGACAGAGACGCCTAAACAGCGTTCCTGTGCGATTGAATTTGATCGAAGATCGAAGAAGGCTTGGAGAAATCCTAAGCTTGATAAGATCTGGTCCCAATATGCTTATGAGCACCGCTTGGAAGAAATAGTTGATGAATGTCGTGAAGAAATTCTTTACGCAAACATGGGCTGTTTCCGTCACAAGCGGGATCGAAAGCGCATTCGTGCGCAATTGAGTCGCTCTCAGGTACAGGGTGGAGTGAATGATATCTTGCGCCAAGTTGGTATCGCTCTGCGAAAGAGCGGTATGTCAGAGGAGCAATATAATGAACATCTACAGAGAATTTTGCACACCATAGATAATGTATGGGAGACGATTATTTTGTCTACCTGTGATTTTCGACGGTGTCGTACTATTCATGATATTCTTATGTGTGCTTGGAGGACATACAAGATGTTGACTCATGGAAATTTGTCTGACCTTGCAGGTCATTTCGAAATCTTGAAGAATTTTGTCTTTAAAGTTTTCGAGGACTGTGATCCTCCAGATGTGGAATTTGATTTTAAGTCCATGGGCGAAGTCCAAGGTCTTGAAGATTTTCTCATATCTGCAAAGGAAACCATGGAGAATGTTAAAGAGGGCTATACGCTCTATAAGAAGATTCGACATGGTCGACTGATGAAGGATTCGTCGCGAGTGATGCGTTTTTGCCTTACTTTTGGTTTATTCCAACAGTTTGGCCTCACTTTTGATAACTTAGGTTACTCAGAAGCTGAGCAAATGTACATTCGTGCGAAACACAGTTCCAAATTGGATTTCCTTGAAGCCGTTATTGATGGTGCTATTTTCATCATCGAGCGGTCAATTCAAGCTATCCACCTCAAGTCATGGTCCCCATTTCTGCATTCTTCAAAAGAATATGGATTATGGGTGGACTCAGCATTTCTTGTGAGGGAGCATTATACAATGTTTTCTTCAAATACAAACCCCGAAATTACATTTCAGAGTTTGCTTGCGGAGATTGATGTTGCTCTTGAACAAGGTGTTGCTATTGAGAAGTTTGCCGTCCAAGAACGAGCCGAAAAAATCGCTATTCAGCGGTTGTTGTCGGAGTTACGGATTATTAAGTGTCAATTGACTTCTGCAAAGGAGAATCAAAAGATGCGCAATGTACCGTTTTCGTTTTTGGTTTTTGGAGATTCAAGTGTTGCGAAAACAACCCTCGCACACACTTTGCTAGCCCATTATGGACGTGTTCGGAATCTCCCAAACGGACCAGAGTTCTGGTATCACCGAAATCCTAACGACGAGTATTACAGTCGTTTCAATCCCCAGATGTGGGGTATGGTTTTTGATGATGCTGGTGCCATGCACCCAAACAAAATGAATGGAATAGATCCCGCCATTGGTGAGATTATTTCCATTTCGAATCCCAATCCAATGATGGCTCCAATGGCAGAGCTTGAGTTGAAGGGAAGATGTCCTATAAAGACTGAGTGTCTTGTGGTGACAAGCAATGTGAAGGATTTACATGCCTCCACTTACTATTCCTTTCCTCTTGCTTTGCGTCGGAGAATGCCGTATGTATTGACTGTTTCACCTCGTTGTGATCCTGATTCAGGAATCGACTATCGAAGTGATGAGTCACCTACTATGTTGGACCATGAGAAAGTACCTCTACATGAGGCTTCTTCTTACCCAAACCTTTGGAATATTAAGGTTGAGAAGATTATTGCTCAAGCCCATCAAGGCACCACCATTGCCAAAGAAGTGTTCGTTCGTGAGTACACAGATATTTACGAATTCCTTTTGTGGTTTACTGAAGCCATAAAGGAACATGACAAGATGAATGCCAAAATCAAGTTGACGAGTGATACTCTCAACGATGATGTCGATTGGAAATCTTATTCATGTGAACACTGTTTGCCCGCAGCCCATTGTCCTATATGTACTCCTATTCGAGTGCCTGTGGTTCAAGGGCCTGAACCAACCACAGATGATGAGTGGGAACAGTATTACGAATTCATGTCGTATGAGTTTCCACCACCATCAGATGAGGATATGACCTCAACACAGTCTAATTTAGATTGTGGATGGTCAGATTCTGAAGCTTCGTCTACAAAATCTGAAGTGACCAGTTATTATTCGATTACTGGTGTACCAGATATAGGGGAAGATGATGATGGATTTTTGGTTGGTGCTGAATACAACAAGAAATTTGCGTGTGAAGAGATTGATCAATTCACGAATCAGTCTTTTGCTTCCAGAGCAGCCTCATTTTATGAGGATGCAAGTGGACTTTTTCTCCACACTGGAATGGCTGTTCTTTCTGCTATCAAACGAGGGGCTATGAAGCTTGTAGATGTTACATCTGTCGCTTTGAAGTCCTGGCTTCTTACGAAGCTGAAAGATACCATGAAGACAGCCTTCACGGAAATTGGGAAAGCTACGTGGAAAGCAATCCAGAGTACAAGTCCTTTGTATATGGTTGTTTTAGCTCTCCCTGTTGTTATGGGCATTATTGGAGTAGGATTGTGGATGAAAGGTGAAACAGCTGATGCTGATGTCCAAGGTGGTGTTTTGTCATCTAAAGTAGGCCAGAAATTTGAGCCAAAAGTGAAAGATGAAAAACCAAATCCTTGGTATGATTCACAGTATGAAGTTTCTTCATTCGATGTCCCCACTCTTTCTTCTTCTTGGAAGGGAAAAACAGGGGATGAGATAAGGAAGTTGCTCCAACCCAACATTGTGTGTCTCTATATGGAGACGTATAATGAGGATGTGAAGGTCGGTGCTTATGAGGGCATTCATGCTCTCGCACTTGGCGGCCACTTATTTGTGACCGATTCTCACCTGTTTCCTGATGTCGATTCATATCGTCTAAGGATCATCCATGGAACGGACAACAACGGAGTATCCATCAACAAATGGTGTAATCTGTCGCGTTCGACAGTATTCCGTGTTCCTGAGAAGGAGCTCATTTTCTTCGAACTCAATCTGCCACCACGTCAGGATATAAGGAATTTGATTCCTGGTTCTGATTATAGAGGCAAGGTTGAAGGTTTCCTCTTCCAGAGGGATATGAATGGATATGTATCTCACCGCAAGATGAGTGCTATCTCTCGTAAACGTCTGGAATACACTTCACTTGGCCGGACACTTGATGTCTGGTCAGGTAAGGTTCAGGAAGCCACGAAGAAAGGAGATTGTGGAGCAGTGTTGGTCTGCGAAACTCCAACAGGTCCTATGATTACAGGACTACACTTAGCAGCCTATGATATGGTTGCTGAAAGTGTATTGTTGACTCGAGAGGATGTTGAAGTTGCTACTGCACACTTCGGTACTCCAATTATTTCATGCAATTCCGTGCGCATTGACGAGAAGAACCCATTGGTTCCACTTCATGAGAAGTCTGTTTTCAGATACTTATCAGAAGGTACAGCACGAGTGCATGGTTCATTTTTGCGACGTTCGTCACCACGGACAAATGTGAAGCCTTCTTTTCTTGCTCCTATTTTGGAGGAGAAAGGATGGGCACAGAAGCATGGAGCCCCCCCAATGAAGGGTTACATGCCGTGGCGATTGGCGGTTAAACCTTGTGTTGAGCACAAGAGTTTGATAAAACCAGATGTTTTACGCAAAGCTGCTGATGGATATCTCAATGATTTGATCAAAGGGATTCCTACAAAATCACTTGAAGAGTTGATTGTCTTAAATGATGAACAAGCTCTAAATGGTGTCCCAGGTGTTCGTTACCTCGAAAAGATGAATCGGAATTCCAGTGCTGGATATCCATTCAACAAGTCAAAGAAATTTTTCTTGTTAGATGTGGAAGATCATGACGGATATACCGATTGCAAGGATTTTACTCCTGAAGTCTGGGCTGAGGTGGACAAGCATTTGGAAGCATACAAGGACAAACGTGTATCGCACCCAATTTTCGTGGGTCAGCTCAAGGATGAAGCACTTCCATTCCGGAAGATCATCCTTGGGAAAACGCGTGTTTTCTTGATTGCTCCAGCAGCGTGGACGCTGATTGTGAGGAAGTATTTGCTTACATTTGTCAGAATGTTCCAGAAACATAGGTTCATTACTGAAGGAATGCCTGGGTTACCTGCTCAGTGTTCAGCTTGGGGAGATGTTTATCATTTCCTTACAAAGCATGGCACAAAGCGGATGATTGCAGGCGATTTCAAAGAATATGACAAAGTTTTGGAATCCACCATGAGTTTGGAATGTTGGCGAGTGATTCGCGAATTCCTTAAACATGCTGGATGGTCAGATGAGGATCTAGCAGTGGTGCAAGCCATTGCTGAGGATGTTGCATTCCCACTTTGTGTGGTGAATGGAGATTTGGTTGAGTTTGATGGAACCAATCCCTCCGGGCAACCTCTGACTGTGATTCTGAATTGTATTGCCAATTCTATCTACATGCGTTATTGCTATTATGAGCTGAATCCTGAACATGAATGTTTGACATTTCAACAGTTCGTGGCTTTGATCACATACGGTGATGATAACGGCATGGGTGTGAGCAGCAAGATTCCATGGTTCAACCATACTTCAATCCAAAAAGTCCTTGCGACTATAGGAGTGGAGTACACTATGGCAGACAAAACTTCTGAATCTGTTCCCTATATAGATATCGATAAAGTCGATTTCTTGAAAAGGAAGTGGGTGTATGATGAAAGTCTACCTGGTTGGTTGGCACCTCTGTGTGAAGACAGTATTGAGAAAATGCTGATGATAGGAGTGGAGAGTAAGACAATGTCTCCCGAACATCATGCAATTGCCTGCGTTGGCACAGCAGTTTTTGAGTACTTCTTCTATGGAGAGCAGGTCTTTGAGGAGAAGAAAGCTTTCTTAAAAGAGGTGGTCCATGAAGCTGGATTGGATGGCCATGTGTGTGACTCAACTTTCCCATCCTATGAGACGCTGAAAGAGCGTTGGCTTGACGCTAGTGCTTATGAGGAGCATCTCAAGGAAGTTGAGGCTGAGTGTGCTTAGGGCACACGCGGGGTTCCTGAGTAGGTCCCCGGGGTTGATCCCCAAATTACCTTCTCCTGATAGTGTGATCTTACTTTCTCCTTGGAAAAGAGAGAGTATTGCTGCTGTCAGTTACCTACCTGGGCGTTCCCCAAAATCCCTATTTAGGGATGAATTTAGGTTGGTGTTCAAAATTCTACTGGGAAGTTATCCCTCTACACCTATGGATCAAAGTGTGGAGTAACAATGATCTGCAAAACAAACACAAATTTTTACTTCATCATCAATTGAAGATGACTTGAGTGGATTGGTGCTGCCTGCCAACCACCCCGTATTGAAGAGGCAACCTGAAATTCAAGGTGTTGATCCTGTCATTGCCGAGGAAGATATTGGGAATGTTGTTGAAGAGCAACAAGAGCAATTGACCTTTGGTGATACGGAACCAGCACCTGAAGCTGAGGTGGAGACGATGGAAGATTCATCGCGATTTACACGCGATGACACCACCGCACATCTAGGGAGTTACCTGTCCCGTCCAGTGTTGATTAATACCTTCACTTGGGATACAGGAGCTACAGGATATCATTTGAATTCCTTCAAACCCTGGACGTCGTATTTCACTGATGGGCACATTCAGTCGAAAATCAACAATTTTGCACGCTTGCAGTGTGATCTAAAGTTGAAATTTTTGGTGAATGCATCGCCATTTTATTATGGCTTGCTCAAAGTAAATTACGATCCCCTCAGTTCTGGTCGTGGAGATGGAGGTTCCTTGACAACTGTATCACAGATGCCAGGTCCCTACATAGCCCCACAGGAGATGTCGTCCGTTGAGATGATTTTACCTTTTGTGTGGCCACGTGATTACCTTGATATATGCTCAATGTCAGATTTTGATGGGATGGGTACTATTACCTATTCTATCTTTACTGAACTTGTGAGTGCAAATGCCGTTAGTGCTGCCAGCATTACCGTCTCTTGCTACGCTTGGGCTGAGAACGTTCATTTGAGCGCTCCCACCTCCAAGTCATCCCTACAGGGTCCCATTTCCACGTTCAGTGGCAAAGTGTCAAAAGTCGCGAGAACGCTAAGCGTTATTCCACCTATTTCTGCTGCCAGTAGCATGGTAGCAAAAGGAGCGGATCTCGTGACTGATTTGGCGACTGCTTTGGGATTTTCAAATTCCCCAAATTTGTCAGACATTGATGGTGTTCAACTGAAAACCTTTCATGCGTTTGCAAATACGGAGCAGAAAATGCCGCTGGACAAACTGTGTCTTGATCCGAACAATCAACTCGAATTGGACCCCAGATCCGTTGGTCTGGGTACTGAAGATGAAATGGCAATTTCCAACTTTGTGGAACATGAGGCTTATGTCTCAAGTGTCACTTGGAATTCGTCAGATGTCTCAACTGTCCATTTGATGTCGATGTTTGTCACCCCCCATCTGTTAGATGGTATGGGTGGTGTTGCTACCACCTATTATCCAACACCTATGGGATTGGTTTCCCGATTCTATAAGTATTGGAGGGGTTCGATAATTTATCGGATCAAGATTGTGGCGAGTCAGTACCATAAAGGGCGCATACAGATAAGCTGGGATCCGGAGGATGATGCCTCGGGTTCTAGTGATAATGAGACCACTTGTTTTACGAAAGTAGTTGACCTTGATGGAGAGAAGGAAATTGAGTTCCTTGTTCCATATAAGGCCGCAAGAGCGTGGTCTCTCTGTGCTAGTAACGATCAAGGCGGTTTACCTGTTAAGATTCGTTCAGCTCCCTTTGGTTGGACACCCAATCGAACCCAACACAATGGATGTTTTACCGTCCATGTGCAGAACCAATTGTCTGGTCCTGTTTCACCTGCATCGGTGAAAATTCTCGTTTTTGCACGAGCTGGTCCAGATTTTGAGGTTGCACAACCTCTTGACACTATCCGCCGTTATACGGTGTTGGAAGTGCAAGGGCCTGATCCTATTGATGGCAAAGGTCCGGTAGAGGATGATGTGCAAAGGTTTACGGTTGGGGAAAAGACTCAAAGTTTGCGACAGTTTCTCCATCGAACAATGTTGTATGGGATGTTCCCACGCAATATTTCGCATGGAGTTGCTGGTACATTACCTGCTACGCCTACAGGAGCGGCAATGTGGATGACTCAATCCTCATTTCCAAAACTCCCTCAGAGCTATGGTTACGATTCTTCTAATGGAGTCCATTTGGCTGCAAAGAAGACTGATTCAACTGCAACTTGGGGAAATTTTGTTCTGGAGACACCCCTAGACACCTTCACCAATTGTTTTGTTGGATACCGCGGTTCTGTGAATTGGCACCTCAATCCATTGTTCACTGCTAGCGAGGACCAACCCAATATGTCGATCTCTCGATATAGTGGAATGCCTCTACAGTACAACAATCTTGATGGTACCGCAGGTTTGACGCGCAATCTCTTCCAAACTTGGAGTGAGAGACGTACGGCTAGTAATATGGCCTCTGATTTTACGAATAACACTGTGACGGATGCTGGAAGGCAGTGGAATCGTGATACAGGGCTCATTGGAACGTCAGTCTCAAACACTCGCATTGTGCCGCAGATTAGTGTGAATTTACCACAGTACAGTAGTCTTCGTTTCCTTCCTGCTTATTATAAGCAGAGGGACCAGTTACCTGGATCTGATCGTTATTACGATGGATTCAAGGTTTCTAGTGTCCAACATGGAACGATTACGAACAACAGGTATTATGAACTCTATGTGTCTGCGGGAGTAGATTTTAATCTATTCTATTTCGTGTGCTGTCCTCCAGTATATGAATACACAATGTCTCAGTTTACAGAGACCTAATCCAGGACGGATACTTTGAAGGAGAATTAATTGCACTCCTTGGTGTGTGACACCGCCTCTCACAAAGGCAAAATTTGCATGTTCGTTTCCGTTGGTTTACCAGCCGAGATGGGACAGAGATCACTGGGTAGTGGTGATCGGTCCATATGGATCTTACCCTGAAGGAAGACTTCTTAGAAAGCACTTACGTTTTTAGTAGTCCCCTTCGGGGGGCGAAAATTTTTGCGTAGGCTGCCAACTTTTAAGATCGACCTTTAGCGCGAGCTGCTGGTT